GCAGAGAAGTCACCATCAGTAGCGGTGCAAGTCCAGTGGCAGGTCTGAACAAAGCCGTCAGAAACACGGCGACCCAAAGATGATACCTTCCAAACAGCAGCCATAATTATTCCTTTTAGATTCTTGAATGTTTACCAAAGTACAACCGTCTTGCTTCATCAGCAACAAAGCAAGCAAACTCAAAGTCATCAAATGTTCCGAGATGAATACTTTTTTTGTTTATTTGAACCCTTGCATACCACTTGTCTGATCTACTTGCTTTCGTAACCCCACGATGACCAGATGTGCTTAGTATTGATAATTTGCTATTGGCTGCATTTTTAGATTTGTCAGCCTCTCGCAGATTTTCAATTTTATTGTTTGATGAGTTTCCATCAGCGTGGTCTATAAGATCAGGAAGATAGCCGTTGTGCATTAAAAAAATCAGTCTATGCACATAGTGTTTCTTCCCGCCAATAACGACTTTTTTGTACCCGCCGGTTGTAACAGTTCCGGCCTCATTGGAGCCATCAAACCTTCTACTGCACGCAGGCTTATTTTTCCACATCAAAACACCATCCGAATAGTCGAACAGGTCTTTCACTTGTTGTTGCGTAATAGTCATCGTTATAGACCAGCCGCATCTAAGCGGGTTTTAAGTGATTCAATAATTGCTTGTTGCTCTTGAATTGCTTTAAATGCTAGTGAAACCATGTGACCATAAGCAAGAGAGTCAGGAGAACCATCCTCTGCGTATTGCACAAATTCGGTCAATCCAGCATCATGCACTTCTTCTGCAATCAAGCCACCGAATACTGTATCGCCATCGTTCTTGCCCTTGTAGGTGACGGGGCGCAAAGCCATGACTTCTGTAAGACCGTGTGTAGCTTCTTGAACATTAGTTTTGTATTTAATTGATGAGGTGCTTCTAAACATTCCGAATGCTGCGTCAATACCCATGTTTGCGGCGACGGCAGAAGTTCTGTTGTAAATAGCAGGACAAACGATATTTCCAGAAAGCCCACCATTACTCGTCGTCCCCACCAGCAAGTTACCGCTGGAGTCGATACGCATACGCTCGACACGCCTGTCAGATGTTCTAGAGCCAGCAGGTGTTGTATAAAAATACATACTGCTCGACCCGTCTGTATTAACATCAGACAAAGTGCTTGCTAATGGTATATTGTTTTCGTTTGTAACATCAAGGAAACCAGTTCTAGCGTTACTTGCGCTTGCGTCGGCTTGTTTTATTATTAACCCATTAAATTGATTACCCGAACCAGAAAAACGAGCCATGTTGCCAGTAGAGGAAACATCCAACTTTGTTGCTGGCGAACTCGTCCCAATCCCCACATTCCCAGATGTGTCTATCCTCATCCTCTCGCTGCCGCTTGTGTAGAAGGTCATGGGGAGGTAGGTGCCGGTGCCGGTAATTGTTGCTAGTATTCTCGCATCAGTGCTAAGACTATTTAAGTTTAATGTTGATGCGTTTGTTGGGTCTGAATTATTTATGAGTGAAATTGCGGATGCTGTTCCAGTGCCATTTGGTATAGCACCAACAATAGTATTGCTATTTGCAGTACTCGTCTGAAAAAGAACCCGATTAGCCTGCGTCGAAGTACTAAAGTCACCAGTAATACGATTACCAGTACCTGTGAAGGTGAGGTTGCCGCCTAGAGATGCTCCATTGTCTTTTAGCACTACCCCGTCAACAGTCACGCCAGCCGCAGAGGTTTTCTCGTTGATCTGATCAGTAGTGACCTGGCTGTCCTTGAGCAATACCCCATCGACGGTTACACCGGCTGCGGAGGTTTCCTCTGCAATTGTGTCAGTGGCGATACCATCTCCGAAGGTCTTGAGGCCGGCAACACTTTCAGCGCCAGTGGTATGCAGCACAGCACTATCCCTAGCCAACGGGAAGCCACCAGCGGTGCTACCATCATGTACGACAACGGTATCTTTGTCGGTATCAACAGTAACCTCACCCTCAGTACCAGTAAAGGTTGAGTGCTGCGCTGTTGTGCCACGCCGAAGTTTAAGGGTAGTCGCCATTTATTCTTTCCTTATGCAATAGAACCACAATCAAAAGTACCAGTGACCTCAAGGTCCGAAGACACCACAGTCTTGCCTGTGCCACTTGGGTCGAGGGTAATGTTTTGGTTTGTACCACCAGAGGCAAGAGACAAAGATGTCGTGCTGGTGATCGAGGTGCAAGCTGTCATCGAGGTGATGTCACTGTTCGCACCAGCGTTGGCCTTCGCAGCGATGGTGGCGATGTTGTCTGCGAGCAGTTGGATGTCAGCAGAGTCCCCTGCCACCGTTGTTACATCTGCAGCGATACCTGCCACCGTTGTCACATTGCTAGAGATGCCAGCAACAGTGGTGACATTAGAAGATATACCAGCAACTGTAGTAACATCAGTGCTAATACCAGCAACAGTGTTAATGTTAGTAGCATTGTTTTCAACAGCAGAAACATCTGCAGCAATGCCAGCAACTGTTGTTACATCACTTGAAATACCAGCAACAGTAGTGACATTAGCAGAGATACCAGCTACTGTGTTGACATTGGTAATGTCTGTAGCAACTGTATTAACATTAGAAATACTACCAGCCACTAATCCAATATCTGTTGCATCTGCGGCAACAGCAGTTACATCAGCACTAATTCCAGCAACAGTAGTAACATTAGCACTAATACCAGACACAGTAGTAATATCACTAGATATACCAGCTACTGTGTTGACATTAGTAATATCAGCAGCGACAGTATTAACATCTGCAATGTTTAAACCAACAGCATCAACATTTGCAATGCTGTTTGCTACAGTGTCAATCTCGGAAGTTGTTTCTAAAAGATCATCAGCAACAGTCTTGACTGCAGCAATGTCTGTAGCAATAGCAGAAAGTTCAGTAGAATCTAAAGCAGCAACTGCAGTTACATCTGCAGCAATGCCAGCCACTGTAGTCACATCAGAATCTATACCAGCAACAGTGGTAATATCTGCTAGAGCATTGTAAACAGCAACGATATGTCCGTCAGGCGTTGCACCAGGGACACCAGAAGCAGGATCAGTTATTGAACCAAGATCGTAAGACCAACCAGTACCAGCTAGGTCGTCACCAATGACCCCAATCTGAACAGTTTTAGTTGCAAGAGATTGTATATCTGCACTATCTCCTGCTACTGTTGTAATATCAGCAGCAATACCAACAACAGTAATAAAATCTGGATCAACTAAAACAGCTTCTGCATTAGTCTCTGCTAACTCTGCAGCAGTCTGTGCAGTTTCTGCAGCAGTTTTAGCAGCCTCTGCAGCAGTCTGTGCAGTTTCTGCTAAAACCTTAGCAGCATTAGCATCAATGGCACTAGCAGCAGCAGCGGCAGCACTAACACCAGCTTGTGTTGCAAAAATTTCCGCTGCTTGTGAAGTGTTTGCTGAATCAGCGGTAGCATCACCTGAACCACCAGGACCACGATAGATAGCGATGATATGTCTCCTTACAATTTAGTCAGTATACTGAGTGAAATTGCTCAATATACTGAGTGAATCATAATTAAGGTGTTGCTACAGTAACAACCGTTGTATCTGTTTCAGTACCTGCTGTAAAGGTAATCGTTGCCTCACCATCATCCACTGAAGTAACACTAAACACTGCAGTTCCATCGCCTTTTGTAAAAGCAAGTGGTGGTGACACAGTTGCAACAGTGACATCATCTGAAGATGCTTTAACTGGATAACCAGCAACACCTACAGAATCAATCTCAACCGTTACAGTAACAGAGTTAACAGCGGCAGGAGCAGCAGAGATAGTAGCAGGATCAGCATCAACAGAATCAGCATCAAAACGATAGATACCTGAATCAACACTGTCATACATAGTACGAACATCGCCAGCACGATTAGCGCCGACAGTCATCGTATTACCAGTGCGACCATCAACAAACACAGTAGAGTTGTTGAAGGCAGCGTTGTTAGGATTCGTAGTAATAGAACGCATATCAATCTCCTTAAAAAGTAGTTGGGGAGGCTTTTACACCTCCCCGTTTAAGGATTATGATTAACCAGGAATCACAACAGCAACAGCCGAGGAATCACGCAGTTCACCAACACCGTACAGCGTGTCAGCAGTCAACAGCGTACCAAGGTACTCTTGCTTGTACTGGGTTTGCACACGGATGCCAAGCTGCTCAACCAGCACTGCAAACTCAGGGTGAGCCATCAGGCACACACGGGGGTTCACATCGTCAGTAGCAGAGGTAGCAACCGTGGGGCAGTTGGTAGAGACATACACCTTAACACCGTAGATGTCACCAATCTGACCGTTACGGATGGTGTTGGAAGAACCAGTCTCACCAGTGAAGGCTTGCTCAGTGAAACGAGCCAGGCCCATCAGCACATTACGAGCAACAGGAGGAACGATGAAGAAGCGGTTGTCCATGGGGACATCAGCATCGTCAAGCGTCTGAATGACTTTACGGATACCAATGTCAGTCAGAGCAGTTTCGTTACCACTGTTGGTGTTAGCAGTGATGTCAAAAGCCGTAGCGCCATCGCCACCGATAACAGCAGCGTTATAGTTGGCAGTACCGCCTTGCACCAGACCAGCCAGGTTCAGCAGGTCAGTGTCAATGCGGGTAGCCAGAGCATAACCAGCGTCATCCGTGTAGAAGCGACGAAGCGAGGACAGAGCCTGAACTTCAGCAAAGTCTTCGATCAGTCGGCTGTACTCAAAGTGCTTGTCAATCGTGACAGTCTTCTCAACGCCACTCTCAGCAATCAGAGTAACCTGCGAAGAAGCAGTCTTGGCAGAAGCAGAGCCACGAGCAGGAGCAGGGAAATGAACAACATCGCCCTTCTTACCTTTCATGCTCATCTTCTTGATGAGGTTCGCCGCTACAAGGTTCTTCTTGTAAGCAGCGATGATTTCGTCGGACCATACTTCAGGTACGAAACCTGCGGTATTGGCGGTAGATTGTACAACATGGTTGGTTCCCAATGGCATGATAAATGTCCTTTTTAAAAAGTTTTAAGTTAACGGACGCGTCCCTCGCGATAGGCGGCCATTATCTCGTCCTGCATGGCATCATATCGATCTGGATCGGTCTGCATCAATCGAATAATATCTGGTCGCCGATAGATCTTCTTTGATGGTGCTTCATCGTTGCCCTGAGCAGGTACTGTAGATGCGGCCTTGAGTTGCCTTTGACGATCTTGCTTTTCAGCATTCATGGTAACATTTGCTACCTGCTGACGCTCTTTCCATGTTGACAGAAGTTCGTTGGCAGAATCAAAGTCATAGGCGTGTGCTTCTGCAAACAACCTAGTACGAATCTTTGATGCCGCCACCCAGTTTTGAAATGCAGGATCTTCAACAACCTGCATATAATCTGGATGATTCTGTTTCAACAAGTTAATCGTTTCTGCTTGTCTCATCTGAAGAGCAGCCATTTCAGCTTGCTTAACCTTCGGATGATTCTCAATTGCATGTTCTACAGCCTTCTTAGGATCGGCGAAGTAATCAATCTCTTGATCTTCTTGAACCTGTTGCTGCTTTGCTGAAGTTTGGGCCTTAATGAACTCATCCACAACCTTCCGTAGTTCACCAACTTCGCTACCCTGCCGACCAATTAACTTCTCTGCTTCGGCGTGCATGCGAATAATCTCTTTGACATCTTTGCCCCGATACTTTTCAGGAATGTCGTCTTCTTGAGATTCTTGTTGCTGTGCTACTTCTTCTTGCGGATTATCGATAGAATTTTCTTGTTCGATGTCAGAAAACTCTTCCGTTTCGTCCTTCATACCTTCTTCAATAAACTGAGCAGCCATATTAGTCTCCTTGAGCCTTAGTGCTTTTTAAAGAGAACACTTTTACTAATGTGCGGGGTGTTCTTATCCGCTATACTCTTCACTTCTACCAGTCTTACGCTCCCAGGCAATGTGAGATTGGCGATTACGCTCCCACTTCCTAGTTGCGTCAGGAAAGTCGCCACTAATGCCATCGAGAGCAATTCGTGGACAACTTATTAACCTCATCGCTTCATTACCACAATGAGGACAATCTACTGAAGTCACTTCTGACTCCACCAGATGCTCTGTAACATGCCCTTTGGCACATTGAAAATCAAAGTATCTAAGCATTATCTAATTCCTCGTAAGATTGTTTAGTTAATTCTTCAAGGTTGATTAGATAGTTAATCATGTCCATCTGACCACGCTTGTACCACAGATCAGCAAGGTCATCACATCTTGTTATGTCACCAACCCCTTTACCAAGGTCAGTTAGGTCTTCAATCAGTTCCTGCCACGCAGGGTCAAGAAACAGTTGAAATCGTCGTTCGTAAAAATCTCTAAGTTCTGTATCGTTCAAGCGTTGTCTCCAATGTGGGCGCTCACTTACTTAATAAAGGCATGTTACCACAACTCGACCAATTTGTCAAGTACTTTTTAATGTTTTTGTCAAGTATTTTTAACTTTGCCTAGCAGCAATGACCTGCAACCGAGCAATATCAGCCTTGGTATCAATATCTTTCTCTTTCAAGGCCAAATCAGCAATCTTGACCCTACGCTCAAACTCTGCTGTAGGATCATTGGCATCACCAAGGTACTTAGAAGCAGCGGCAGTGATCCTGGCCTGAACTTCAGCAGGTTTCAGTTGAGCCTCTACAATCTCCGACTGAGCCTTGGCCTGTTTCAACTGTACATCTGCTTGCTTGTCAGCCAACTCCAACTGAGCCGCTTGCATCTGCATTTGTTGAGCCATCTGCTCTTGCTCTGAAGGCTGTGACAACTGCTGGAGTTGCTGAATCAGTTCTTCACGATTCTCCAAACCAGAGTTTTCAATGATTGCAGTCAGGATAATCGGAGTAATCTTGCTATCAGGGCCAAGTGTCTTCAGCAGGTTAATAAACTGAACTTGTTCAAACTCACGAGCAATGATGCCAAGATGACTGGTAGGAATGAAAGTAAAATCCCTGGTTGGGAATGCTTCAGGGTCAAACTGCATGTAGCGATGAGCAGCTTTGGTGATGAAAGGAATCAAAAACTGCTCTTGGAAGTTCACCAGAGTACGCTTAGACTTCTTGATAATAGCCATCAGAGCAGGGTTAGTACCGTAACCTTCTGTACTATTACCTGTACTACTAATAGCACTGCTATCAATCGTACCAGTGGCTTGCAAAAGCATACGCTCAAACTCTTTAGCGGTGGCAAGATTACTAGGATCTAATGTACCAAACTTAAATGGTTGCAGAATCTCTGCTGGATTACCGTTGGTGAGGATGGTTTTGCCTGGACGAACCTCAAACTTAGCACCACGAGGCAGTCGAGTAGCATCCATAGCCATCATAGGCACTGTTGTAAGGGCTAGAGAGTCCATATGAGCCCTCAGTTGAGCATCAATAGCCCTCTGCATGTTGTAGCCCTTCTCAGCGATGCCACGGCCCCAGAAACGGTTGGGCATGGAGTCGTTCTGGAAGGCAACAATGGGTCGATCCTTCATCATGTAAGGCGATTCTTCTGCTTTGAGGATGTATTCATCGTTGGCGATGACCACAATAGCTTCAACAAGGTCAGAAAACTCTGCCATTGACGATGAGAAACCCTCATTACCTTCGTTGAAAAGGTCAACAAACTCGTTAGAGTCAACAGCATCAAGCAAAGACTTAGGAACAAAGCCATAATAACGAATCAGTTTGACTTTATCATCCTGATATTCGACATCTTCCTGTACTGGCTCAAGGTCACGATCAGTAACAGCAGTAGAAAGATCAACTTTCTTGTAAATTCCTGCTTCCATTGCACGAACAACATTGTGCATACCAACAAACTCTTCAATTGCACAGCCCAAAGCATCACCGATGGTGGAGGCATTAGGGTCAATCAGGAAGTTCTTAGGGTTGACTGGACGCAGTTCAACAGCAAATCTTGGTTTCTCGATCACACCAATAGCAGACAAAGGCATGTTAGGCATTGGTTGAGTGGCTGGAATCATCTCAGTCTTCTGATTAACAACCACTTCACCGATACCAGTACCATAGATTGCTGCCAGAAGCACAATGTCAGACACTGACTTACGAACTTCATCCTTCTTAAAGTTACGAGTCAACTGACGCTTCATAATCTCGACATCAGCCTTGTCTTGATCATCGTCTATGATGTCAAAGAACTTCTCTCCACGACCAAAGATGGCCTCATCAATCTCAGCAGAGAAGGTTTCAATGGCTTGCTGGAGCATTGGCGTAACAATCTTGGAACGCTCAGAGTCCCTGGTGGAGTCAGCACCATCCCAAATTGCTCTCCACAACCGCTCATAACGCTCCCAGTCCTCAAGGTAGTTACCTTCCTTGTGCACCCTCCACTGGTCACAGCGGCCTAGTACCCACATTGCTAATTGGTTAGAAGTGTTCATTCTCTTTCCTTATCTAATAGCCCATGACAGAGCACATTGGAACCCATTCACTTTCCTCAAAATCATCAGTAGCAACATTCCTTGCCAACTGAGACACATACGCTAACGCATCAACCAAATCATCATGGACCTGCGTTGAAGGAAACATCAATAACTGGTCTACAAACTCTGTCCAATCTTCGTCCTCGTTAAGAATAATCCTAGAATGCTCAAAGTTACCTTGTAGTGCCCACATCACCCTGTCAGTCTTCTTTTGATTACCATGCGTCAGTTCTTCGATGTGAAAGTAAGTACCATGCCTTCTCATCAACTGCTCTAGATAACCTAAGATAGCCTGTCTAGCCATCCCCTTCTCAATACCGACAGCAGTGGGTTCATATTCTTTTACATTCTTCATAATCCGCATAGCCGTTTCTTCCACATCCCAACGACCATACTCAATCTTCTCTACAAACCAGACACCATCATCAGTGACCTTCACCACTGCAATGGCAGACTGGTCTAGTCTTTTATCCGCTGCCGACGACGCTGATCTAATGTCTTTAAAACCAGCAAGGTCAATAGCAATATACCAAGAACCTTGACTGGGTTGAGAACCATACTTCAACCATTGTTCTTTGAATAAGTCTGTTCCAGCGTTATCGAAAGAGGCCAAGTACTCTTGTTTGAATGCGAAACTCGATAGTGTTTTCTTAGCTGCTTC